AAGCGCAGATGTTTGGGTTTCCGTAGTCGATACTATTAGTTCATAAGGAATAAAGTATGCCGTATATTGGTCAAAAAGTTCCGGGTTCTTATCAAGCTACTAAAGCAGTACAACGCTTTAATGGTGATGGTTCCGATACTACATTTACACTGACTACCACAGTATCGTCTGTGCAAGACGTACTAGTGTCAGTCGATGGTGTCGTACAAGACACAGCAGCCTACACTGTTCCTGATGGCACTACACTTACATTCAGTGCTGCCCCTTCTGCTGGTACAGGTAACATCTTCGTAAACTACCTAGCACCCCAAGCTGGTACAATTGCACCACCCGCTGAGAACAAGGGTAACTTCAAGGCTGGTGGCCTATTCCGTACTAACGCACAATCCCTTACAGCAAATACAACCATCTTAGCTACAGAGAACGCCAACGTAACTGGTCCGTTTACTGTGGCTTCTGGTGTTACATTAACCGTTGAAAGCGGTGGGACATTGGTGACGTTATGAGTACATTAAAAGCAGATACCATACAGAGTACAGGCGGTGGTGCGGCTACGCTGACGAAGCAGAATGCTCAAAAGTCTTGGTTATCTTACAAGCACGATGGCCCCTCAGTAAGAGGCTCTTTTAACGTAGCTTCAGTCACAGATGTAGCAACAGGAAGATTTGAACCTGCCTATACAAACAATATGTCAGACGCAAATTATGCCGCTTACGGCTCTAGTCAACACGCTGGGACATTGAGGCTTGCAGCGACTAATGACACCTATAGCACATCTGCTACAGATTACTATGTGAACTATAATAATTCAGGCACTGATACCGCTTATGACTATTCTAAAGTAAGTGTAGCAGTTAGTGGAGACCTAGCATGAGTTTAATTAAAACAGACGCAATACAAACTCTTGCTGGCAAGCCTATTGTAAACAGCACTGGTTCTGTACTGCAAGTAGTGCAAGGGTCTACTGCAACTGCCGTAAGTGCTACTTCTTCTTTTGTAAGCACTGGTTTAACGGCTTCTATAACTCCTTCATCCACCTCGTCTAAAATATTGGTGATGGTTCAGCAAGCAGGATGTAATCCCGCGAATACATATACTGGCCCCCTAGACATAAAACTACAGAGAGGAACTACTGATATACATAAATTTGCTTTATCACTTTTTTATGTTAATCCAAATCTTGGTTCAGGGTTTAGAAATGTAATTAATGCAAATTTTTTAGATAGTCCTTCAACAGCTTCTGCTACAACATACAGAACTGTTTTTAAAGCAAATAATGGTGGTACATCTTATGTTCAAACCGATGCCGCAAACAGTGTATCTACAATTATACTTATGGAGATTGCAGGATGATACATGACGCAATATATGCTCTTTACTCAAATGTTGTTTCTGTAAGGGGTAACGGTAATGATGCTGTAGCAACAGACGCAGATGGCAAGGTAGTATCTTGGGATGCTTCTGCCGTAGCTACAAAAGAGGCTGAACTTAATACTGCATCTAAACTTAGTGAACTACGTACAGAACGTAATAGACGGTTAGCAGAAACAGACCATTGGATTTTTTCAGATACACCAGACATAACATCTGCACAGACAACATACCGCCAAGCCCTAAGAGACATAACCAAGTCTGCTACATCTTTAGATGACGTAAGCTGGCCGGAGAAACCATAATGGCACTAGGAAAAATCAAAGCAGATACCCTAGAACACAGCACCGCTGGGTCACTTGATACGCAGTATATTGTTGCTGGTAGTCCACGGGCTTGGTTTCAAGCAAACCTTGAAACTCCTGTAGTACAACAAAGTATTAATATTGCGTCTATTACAGATGTTCAAGCTGGCAGACACGACTTTACATACACTAATAATTTTGCGCAGCGAACTTATGCTTGCCCTACTGGTGGCGGTGGTTCTACATCAAATAATACACTAGCAAACGTAGCTACTCCAACAGACGGAAAGTTAACAAGCAAGGTGAGGGCAGACACACAGTACGCACACACAACAGTTTTTGACCCTGCTGAATGTTGCATTGCTTCTATAGGAGACCTCGCATAATGACAGACACACCACAGTTTCAAGGCATACATTTATTCGACAGACTATGTTGGGCTAAAGAAAACCTAGACGGTGTGCAGTCAGACTATCGTGTAGTGTATGAGGACAGTGTAGACGAGTGCGCTAAGATACTTGTACCTGACCCAAATTGGATGGCTTGTGCGCTTCAAGGCGGCATCCTACCACCAGTGAAAGTATATTGGGAACTAGCAAAAGATGAAGCACAACCAGACTTCAAGAAACATACTCGTGGCTATCTGCTACATGAGTCCAAGCCTGTTGATGCTATGACAGAAGAAGAAGCTATTGAGTACCTAATTATGAAGGATTGCCCACAGTCTGTATGGCAGACATGGGATGAAGGCAACAAACCTAAAATGGTTATCTGCCGCAAAGAACAGTTACCAAGCACACGTGAGTGGCGCAACGCTTGGAAGATTACTGAAGAACTAACAGTCACTGATTTAGCAGCCTAAGAGGAGAAACCTAATGGCACAAACATACATCGTAGACAAGGACGGGAATCAGATTGATGCCTCAACAGCAACCGTACCTTCTGACCGTCACTTCCGTGGTGCGTGGTCATTGGATGGCACAGTTATATCAGAAGATGTAGCTGCAGCCAAAGCAATTTTCAAAGACAAAATCCGTGAAGCACGTACACCGCTGCTTGATGCAGAAGATGTCGTATACATGAAAGCACTAGAAGCTGATGATGCATCTGCAAAGACTGCTTCTGTAGCTAAAAAGAAAGCACTGCGTGATGCACCTGCTGCTTCTGCAATTGGTAGCGCAGACACAATTGCTAAACTCAAGGCAGCTTGGGATACATCTGTGCTAGGCGATAGCCCTTACGCATAAGGATAAGTAGATGGCTCTGACAAAAATAACTGGTAATGGTTTAGCAACAAGTGGATTGCCAGCAGGTAGTGTGTTGCAAGTTAAACAAATTGTAAATAACACAAAAATAACTAAAGCTAGTACTAGTTTTGTAGATTCTGGTTTATTTAGTGGATTTACTTTTGATAACAATTTACAAGCTAACTCAAAAGTTTTTGCAACAATTGAAGCAACTATAGGCGAACAAAATTCAGCTTCTTGGGCGTATCCATTCGTATTAACTTTATATGAAGGGTCAACTAATATTGGCACTGATGCAAATAGTGGAATATGTGGAAGTCTTGCTGTTATTAGCGGAAATAATGGTAATGATATTTACGGTATGGAGCGTGTTTATGGGAGTATTCTTTACTCACCTTCTTCGACAAACCCGTCATATAAGCTTTATGTAAAGTCTGTATCTGGTACTTTTAATAGAGCAGTAGGTGGTTCTATTAATATTAATACAGGTGGCACACGAATTACACTTATGGAAATCGCAGGATAACAGGAGTAAACAAGATGAGTATATCACAAGCACTAACTGAGTTAGGCATTACCGAATGGGTGTTGCGTGGTGAGCCAACAACAGCGGCTGAATTTGGCGAGATGTTCCGCAAGGTAACTGGCGCAGACGCTAACGGTTCAGCAATTGAAAGCAGCAGCCCAAGTGACTGGGGTACTGACTGGGCAACCGTTAACGCAAAGGCCGCTGAACTAAAAGCAGCGGAGCCTATGAAGCTGCTACGGGGAGAACGTGACCGATTAATTGCAGAAACAGACTGGTGGGCATCATCAGACCTAACCATGACATCTGCACAGACAACATACCGTCAAGCATTGCGTGACATAACTAAATCTGCCACATCACTAGACGATGTGTCTTGGCCTACGAAACCATAAGGAAGAACGATGCCATACATAGGTAAATCCCCAGCAGTAGGCTTCCGCAATCGCTTTGTATATCAAGCGACAGCAGGACAGACTAGCTTCAGTGGCAGTGATGCCGACAGTAAAGTGTTATCGTATCAGGATAGCCTGTACATGGACGTGTACCAGAATGGTGTCCTACTCAAACCCGGTACAGACTATACAGCCACGACAGGTACAACAATGGTACTGGTCACAGGAGCAAGTCTCAATGACGTAGTTGAGATGGTTATCTATGACACATTCTCTGTAGCCAACAGCTACACTAAGGCAGAGGCTGACACACGCTACCCATTCTTAGGCAATGACAGCATCATCCGTACCAATGGGCAGACCATTACTGCTGACATCACAATCAGCGCGACAACTAACGGTGTATCGGCTGGGCCTATTACACAGAGCAATGCCACCGTTACCGTTAACGGATATTGGAGTATCGTATGACCAGTCAGTTAAATGTAGACACCATTGTAGATAAGGCTGGCTCTGGCGGCTCTAATGTCAAGATGGCTAATACATCTACCTATGTGTCAGATGGTGGCAGTGCTACGCAGAATACTGTGCAGGGGCTAGCAAAGGCTTGGGTTAATTATACAGGAGTATCCTCAACATCCGCACGAGATTCATTGAATATTTCAAGTTTAACAGATGAGGCAACAGGAAAAACTTACCCTATAAGTTTTGTCAATAATATGGCAAATGATGATTATTCAGGTTCTTACTTTCAAAACTCTGCCACTGATGTTGCACACACAAGTTTTTCAAATTCTTATGTTGGTGGTTTTGGAAGTTTTACCACAGCGTCTTTTGGCAATACTGCGTATGGTTCAAGTGGTTCTACTGATAGTTCACTTAACTATGTTACGATATTTGGAGACCTCGCATAATGGCTAGTTTACTTAAAGTAGATGCACTAACAGGTGTAACCACGGCTGGTTCTATTAGCGTTACTGGCGAGGGCAACTCAACCACGACTAATCTTCAGCAGGGTTTGGGAAAAGCATGGATAAATTTTCAACAAAAATCTAGTAATGTTGTGCGTGATTCATTTAATCATTCTAGTTTTACAGATAACGGTACGGGAACTATGACGTTTACGATAACATCAGTTATGGCAAATATTAATTATTGCCATAGCGGAATGGCAGGAGAAGGTGGCAACAGTCAAGAATGTTTAAGTCAGGCTTACACCCAGACTGCGCCAACCACTGCTGCTGCACAATATGTAAATGCTTATGCAAACACCAGTTTAGAAGACCCATCTCTAGCTTGTAGAGTATTACATGGAGACCTAGCATAATGGCATCAGAACTTAGAGTTAACACCCTCAAGGATGCCGCTGGGAACAACAGCATTGCTACTAGCTTTGTGGCGGGTGGTAGTGCGAAGGCTTGGGTGGATTTTAATGGCGCTGGCACAATTGCAATCCGTGACAGTTTTTCAGTATCTAGTATTACAGATAATGGCACTTCTGATTACACGACAACTTTTGCGTCTGCTATGAGCAATGATGATTTTGCAGTGTCAGCGATGTCAACATCTAGTGGTTCTGGTTATATCTGTAACGCACCTAAAAATGCAGCATCTGGAAGTATCTCCACCACCATAATAAGGTCAATCGGTAGAGATTATAATGGAAATACAAATGACCACGAGTTTGTGCATCATATTATTCACGGAGACTTAGCATGAGTAAAGCAGCACAACTAGCCGCGCTGATTGGTTCAGGTCAGGCGCAGGGTGATAAGAATTTAATTATTAATGGTGCGATGCAGGTGGCACAGAGGGGTACAAGCCTTACTGGTCAGGGTGCTTCTTCAATCTTTCTTTTAGATAGATTTAGAATGAACACAAACGGAGCCAGTGCTGGAAGATATACAATTACTCAAACTGCGGATGGCCCAAGTGGTTTTGCTAATTGCTTAAAACTTGATGTCACAACTGCTGATACATCTATTGCAGCGGGAGAAAGGTTGTTCATTGAGCATCCATTTGAAGGTCAGAACTTACAAAGTATTGCAAAAGGCACATCTGATGCACAGAGCCTTACTCTAAGTTTTTATGTAAAAGGAAATGCTGCTGCCACTTATGTAGCAGGGTTCTACGATAATGATAATAACAGGCAAGTTAGCAAACAATTTGCAGTAACAACATCATGGAATAGAATAACACTGACCTTCCCCCCAGATACAGCAGGTGTGTTAGGCGATGACAATGCTTTAAGTATGCAATTAAGATTTTATCTCCACGCTGGTTCTAACTACACAAGCGGAACTATATCTGAAACATGGATTGCGGCTGATGGAACTAAGAGTGTAGGTAGCGGAACTACCTCTATTTTTGATAGCACAAACCGTACATTTTTTATCACTGGGGTTCAGCTTGAAATCGGCGAAACCGCCACGCCGTTTGAGCATGAGGACTTTGGAACTACGTTACGCAAGTGTCAGAGGTATTTCGCCGTTAGGGAAAACAATCACGCATCAAGCAGTCAATATTTCTCTTTACTGCAAGCATACAACACAACTTCTATTTTCGGCTATATTGCAGATTATCCAGCCACTATGCGGGCTACTCCAACTGCTTCTCAGTCGGGTAGTTTTGGTGCTTACAAAAAAGATTCTGGTAATGCTA